GCATTTGCTCCAGAAAATAGTGGTCTATTTGATTTTGAAGGACAGGGGCATAGAGATTCTATTGAGAATACTAAAGATCTTGTTGTTACCATTTCTGGTGCTGAAGCACATATCTATATCACTCTTCGTAAAATTGGTGGATACAAAACTAAAGTTGAAACTGCTACTTACGGTGCTTACGATGATGAGTCTCGTGTTGGTGCATCAACCACTGTTAGTGGTTCTCCAGATAAGGTATAATCATGCGATTAATTAGAGAAGTCACAGAATCAGTTAACCTAATTACTGAAAGTAAATTAGGTAAAGGTAAAGAATATTTTATTGAGGGAGTTTTCCTTCAATCTGAATTAAAGAATCGTAATGGTCGTATGTATCCAGAATCAATTATGGATAAAGAAGTCGGTCGTTATTTAAAAGAATATGTTGAAAAAAATCGTGCATATGGTGAACTCGGTCATCCAGACACACCTTCTATTAATCTAGATCGTGTCTCTCATTTGATTGTAGATCTTCGTAAAGAGGGCACAAATTATATTGGTAAGGCAAAGATTCTTGAGACTCCAATGGGTCAAATTGCTCGTGGTCTATTAGATGGCGGAGCAAATCTTGGTGTTTCAAGTAGAGCATTAGGTTCACTAAAAGAAAATTCTGATGGTGTACAAATTGTTCAAGACGATTTTATGCTGTCTACTGCAGCTGACATCGTTGCCGACCCTTCTGCTCCTGACGCATTCGTGCGTGGTATCATGGAGTCAAAAGAGTGGGTTTTTGTTGATGGAAAGTTTGTGGAAAAACATATAGAAGAAGTTAAACGAGAAATTCGAAAGACTTCTTCTCGTAATTTAGAGGAAGCGAAGATTATCGCTTTCAAAAATTTTCTGAGTAAAATCAGCTAAATTATAAATAATTTAATAGAACTATCCAGTTACAGGAGAAAAACGATGTCAATCGAACAAAAAATTGCAGAACTCTTAGCAGAATCAAAGAAGGCTCAGCTTGCCGAACAAGCCCAGTCTGATGAGGTTGTTGCAGAAGAAGTTGTTGCAGAAGAAGAAATTAAACCAGCTGCAAACACACCCAATCCAGACAACGCAAAAAACGCTGTTGTTGACGAGAAGGAAGCAGAAGGTGGTACTAGCAAGAAAGCTAATCGTGCTACACAAAGCGCAGCTGCAGGCGACCAATCAGTAATCCGTCAAGGCAATACTGTTAAAGAAGATATTGATGCACTTATGAATGGTGAAGAACTCTCTGAAGAGTTCCGTGCTAAAGCAACTACCATTTTTGAAGCTGCAGTTATGAATCGTGTTAAAGATGAAGTAGCACGATTAGAAGAAGAATTCGAAAGTAAACTTGCTGAGCAAGTTGAAAAGAATGTAGAGGGAATTGTTGAACAAGTTGATGGATACCTCGGCTATATTGCTGAGCAGTGGATTGCTAATAATGAAATTGCCCTAGAGCGTGGAATGAAGTCTGAAATTCTTGAGAGTTTCGTGACTGGTATGAAGGGATTGTTTGAAGAACACTATATTGATGTTCCAGAAGAGCGTTTCGATGTTCTTGGTGAAATGGAACAAAAAATGGCAGATCTTGAAACAAAACTTAACGAACAAGTTGCTTCAAATATCGAGCTAAGCAAGTCTCTTGCAGAAGCAAAGCGTACTGAAATCGTTAAAACTGTAAGTGAAGGTTTGACTGATACTGAAACTGAAAAGTTTAATGCATTAGTTGAAGAACTAACTTACGAAGATGCCACTTCTTACGAAACAAAAGTTAAGACTATCCGTGAAAATTATTTCACAACCAAAGCTACAACTGTTAGTTCAGTAGTAACTGATGCTCCAGTAGAAAATTTGACAGAAGAAGTTAAGCCAAAACTTGACCCACTAATGTCAGCTTATCTATCAGCACTCAACAATAAATAAAAGGAAATTAAAATGCAACAAAATCGTCAAGATTTAGTAAAAAAGTGGAGTCCTATCCTCGAAGCCGAGGGTACTGCTCCTATCAAGAACAAGTACATTAAAGAAGTTACTGCTGTTCTTTTAGAAAACCAAGAGCGTGAGATCCGTCGTGGTCATGACGCAATGGGCGAATTGAACGAAGCTGCTCCAGCTAACGCTGTTGGTAGTTATGGTGACACTGGCGGTTTCGCTAAGTTCGATCCAGTTCTTATCTCCCTAGTTCGTCGTGCAATGCCACAGATGATCGCTTATGATGTTGCTGGCGTTCAGCCAATGACTCAGCCAACTGGCTTGATCTTCGCAATGAAGAGTCGTTATAGCACTCAAGGTGGTACTGAAGCGTTGTTCAACGAAGCAGATACTGACTTCTCTGGTTCTGGTACTCACTCTGCTTCTGCAGCAACTGATCCACATACTAGCTACACTACTGGTGCTGGTATTGCTACTAACACAGCTGAAGATCTAGGCGGTGCAACTGCTTTCGGTCAAATGGCTTTCTCTATCGAAAAGACTTCTGTAACTGCAAAGACTCGTGCTTTGAAGGCAGAATACTCTATCGAATTAGCACAAGACATGAAGTCTGTTCATGGTCTTGACGCTGAAGGCGAATTGAGCAACATTCTCTCTACTGAGATCCTTGCTGAAATCAACCGTGAAGTTATCCGTACTATCTACACTACTGCTAAAGCTGGTGCTGCAGTTGGTACTGCTACTGCTGGTACTTTCGACCTTGATGTTGATTCAAATGGTCGTTGGTCAGTTGAGAAGTTCAAGGGCTTGATGTTCCAAATCGAGCGTGAAGCAAATGCGATTGGTCAGCAAACTCGTCGTGGTCGTGGTAACTTCATCATCACTTCTGCAGATGTCGCATCTGCTCTAGCGATGGCTGGTGTTCTTGACTACACTCCTGCCCTACAAGGCAACAGCGCAATGAACATTGATGACACAAGCACTACTTTCGCTGGTGTTCTAAATGGTAAGTATAAAGTGTATGTTGACCCATACACTGCCAATGTATCTAACACACAATTCTTTGTTGTTGGCTACAAAGGTCAATCAGCGTTCGATGCTGGTTTGTTCTACTGCCCATATGTTCCACTACAATTGGTTCGTGCAGTTGATCCATCTACTTTCCAACCAAAGATTGGTTTCAAGACTCGTTACGGTCTAGTTGCTAACCCATTCGTTTCATTGGATGGTACTGGTGGTTTGACTGCTAACGAGAACTACTACTATCGTCGTGTTAAGGTTACTAACCTAATGTAATCTTAAACTTCGGTTTACTATATTATGTAAGCCGACGATAAGAAGCGGTGTTTTAAGAGGGATCTTCGGATCCCTCTTTTTTATTTGGATAAATAATGTTATGGCTAATACTACTATCACTTGTCCTATCCCTGCAAATATTAATCCACTCTCTCCGAATGGGTTCATGTTCGCTATTTCTAAATTACCTCAGATGACATATTTCTGTCAGCAGGTAAATCTTCCAGGTATTACTCTTGGAGCACCAGAATTTGGTAACCCATTTAATACTCAACCGATTCCAGGTGAATCATTAACATATGATCAGTTGACTGTACAATTCCTAGTTGATGAAACTATGGCAAACTACATAGCAATATACAACTGGCTTGTAGCGTTAGGCTTTCCTCAAGGTTATCAACAGTATACTTCTTTTGTTGGTTCTGATAATACAAATTATTCTGAATTAGCCAAGAATTATTCTGATGCAACTTTACAAATTCTTGGATCTAATAACCAAGCAATAAAAACAGTTCAGTTTAATGATCTGTTTCCAGTTTCAATTGACTCAGTTGTATTTTCTGGAACAAATACAGATGTACAATACCTTGTAGGTAATGCTACATTCAGATACGGTTATTACAAATTCTTGTAAGACAAACTTGATTTTTTTGTAAGACTGCGGTATAATGGCAGTTATATAAATGTGAGGATATTATGAATATTGAACAATTGCAAGAACACTGGGATATTGATTGTCAAATCGATGACAACTATCTCGGAGAAAACTCCACAGCAACCCCAAAGTTACATGCCAAATATCTTAAGATGTTGGTAACGGTAAAACTCAAGCACACGAAATACCAATCAGATTATAATCTTTTAAGAAAGAATAAATTTAGATATTATCGTGGTGAGTTGTCTCGTGATGAATTGAATAATTTACAATGGCAACAATGGCAAGGGGTCAAACCACTAAAGAATGAGATGGATGAATTCCTTACTGGCGATGAAGAATTGAATGCCATGAGAACTAGAATTGATTATCTTGAAACAATGATATATTTCCTTGAGTCAGTTCTTAGTCAGATTAAAGCAAGAGACTGGCAAATCAAATCAGGAATTGAATGGAAGAAATTCCTAGCTGGTATGTAATGATAAAGATTGAAAAATTAGACGAAGTCTATGTTAGAGTTTTTAGCGATGGTTCTATTGAACAAGAACTCGCTGACTTCTTTACATATGAATATCCAGGTGCAAGATTCACTCCACAATATAGAGCAAGATTGTGGGATGGTAAGGTTCGTTTATATGACCAAGTAAGAAAAACTCTTTATCTTGGACTAGTAACATATGTTGAGGAGTTTGCTGCTCGCAATGGGTATGCAATAGAATATGTCAATCAGGTAAGACATACAAACAATATCACTTCCGAATCAGTAGAAGCGTATGCCAAATCATTGGATCCACATGGTCGTGGCAAACCAATCGAGATTCGTGACTACCAGATTGATGCAGTAACTACTGCTCTCGATCAAGAGCGCACACTGCTATTATCTCCCACTGCGTCAGGAAAGTCATTTATAATTTATACCACGATGAGGTGGCATCTTGCTGCTGGTCGTAAGTGTATAATTATAGTTCCAACAACTTCTTTGGTTGAACAACTATACACAGACTTTGAAGACTACTCTTCAGCAAATATGTGGGGTGTTTCATCACATTGCCAAAAATTATACAGTGGCTTTACTAGAGAGTTCACTAAAGATGTATTGATTACAACTTGGCAGTCGATCTACCTACAACCTAAGTCTTGGTTTAAACAATTCAATGTAATCTTTGGTGATGAAGCCCATCAATTTAAAGCCAAATCCTTAACTACTGTTATGGAAAAAATGGATGGTATTAGATATAGAATTGGAACAACAGGAACGCTAGACAACAAAAAGGTTCATCGTTTAGTTCTTGAAGGTATGTTTGGTCCAGTACATAGAGTTACTACCACCAAAGCATTGATGGATTCAGGAAGACTCACTACGCTAAATATAATGTGTATTATATTAAAGTACAATGAAGAGATTCGTAAAGCAAGAAAGAACAATACCTATCAAGATGAAATGGACTGGATTGTATCTTGTGAACCACGAAATAAATTTATTCGTAACCTTGCAATAAAGTCTGAAGGTAACACCTTAGTCCTTTTCCAATATGTTGAGAAACATGGAAAGATTCTTTACGAACTTATTAAATCCAAAGTCCATGATAAAAGAAAAGTATTTTTTGTATATGGTGGTACTGAAACAACAGATCGTGAAGCAATTCGTCACATAACTGAAGGTGAAAGTGACGCCATTATCATTGCTTCTTTTGGTACTTTTAGTACTGGAATTAATATCCCATCATTGGAGAATGTAATTTTTGCATCTCCATCAAAATCTAAAATTCGTAACCTACAAAGTATCGGTCGTGGATTGAGATTGAAAGATGGCAAGACTAAATGTAACTTATACGATCTTGCTGATGACTTGCATTGGAAGTCGTGGAAGAATCATACTTTAAATCATGCTGCAGAAAGATACAAAACTTATGCTGAAGAAGAATTTAAAACAAAAATAGTAGAGGTAGAGTTATGTTAGCAAATGATGAGTTGTTTGTAATTATAAAACTTACAACTGGTGAGCAGATGATGGCTGTCTTAAAATCTGAAGATGAAAGATATGTAGAGTTACAATCACCGATGACGATCAGAACTATTCCAATCATGGGCGAGCAAAGAGAGCATATCACTGCGCATCCATTTTGCCAATTCTCTGATGATAAGAATTTTGTTTTAGATAAAAGAAATGTAATGTTCGTTAAAAAACTTCATCAGGTTTTCATCCCTCATTATAAAAGAATTGTAGCAGAGCATGAAAAACCTGCCACCTTAGTAACAAGAGATCATGAAGAGATCGTGCAACACGATCCTGCGGAACTAGAAGAAGTTAAAAAGAAAGTAGAATTACTACAGAGATTCTTAGGAACAAAGCAAGAAGATAACGAATATCGATTCATCATAGATGGTAACGAGACAATCAACTAAGGTCATCATCAACCCTAACACAGTGATTATGCCTCAAGACAAATAAAAAATCAAATCTAATTTCAAAGACAATCTTACAAAATAAGTTTGTCTTTTTTCATTTAATGATGTATACTTATGGTATGTTTTTAATTATAAGAGAAAAAGAATGATATGGCACATTATGTAAACAACGCTGATTTTCTTGCAGCATTATTAGAGATGCGAGCAAAGAAAAAAGAAGCTGAAGACAATGGCTTACCCAAGCCACAAGTTAGTAATTATATCGGTGAATGTATTCTTAAGATAGCAACCCATCTTTCTTATAAACCCAACTTTATAAATTACTCCTATCGAGATGACATGATTCTTGATGGTGTTGAAAACTGTATTCAGTATATTGATAACTTCGATCCAACGAAGTCCAATAATCCGTTTGCATATTTTACTCAGATTATCTACTATGCTTTCCTGCGAAGGATTGCCAAAGAAAAGAAACAGAGTTACATTAAAGGTAAGTTGATCCAAGACATGCCTTTCGAATCATTCGATCTCCAAGAAGGTGATGATAAAGATTATCATAATGCTTATATGGATTTTATCCAGAACAACAGCACCTTTGATGATTCATGGATGGAACGAAAATTAGAAAAGAAAAAGAAAAAGAAGTTGACTAATTTAGACGACTTTATTGAATTGAAAGACGAAGATGAGTCAAGAGACCAGCATACAGAAAATGATTCGTGATTTAGCTAATGGTAGAGGTACATCACCATATAGTTTTCCTGCTTTACGAAGAAGATCAATAGCAAGACGAAGAGCCAAAGGTAAGAAACTTTTAAAAGGTTATACTTGGGATGCCAGTGATAATCAATTTAACTTGAATAAAATTATGAACAAAAATACAAACGAAAAAATATTCTTAGGAGTCTCAGATTTTGAAGACTTGCTAACAACAGAAACTCTACAGCGTAGATTCAATGCCAACAAGTCTACCATTCAAAGAGAAACCACAGTACTTGCCAATCGTAGAGACTGGGCTCAGTGGGCTGAGACTAACTTCTCTTCTATGACATATATTCAGACATCTTCTTCTTGTGGTTTTATCTTGGAAGAAGATACTGATAACTTTATTAAGTTTGATGTTAATAGCAACTCTACCACTGTCCGTGCATTCGGTGATGAAGCATTTTCTGACTCTATCATTCTTCTTGTAGAAAATAAGTTCTCTATTGTTACATCTTATATCGAATGGATCTATGGTGCTGATGGTAACTCTGTAAATGTTCCATTGAATCGTGATCGACTTCCATGTGAAGAAATGTATCCTTTCCTCAAAGGTGAATCTCTTGGCGATTACTACGATCGTTATATGAATTCATCAGCAAACATTCTATTGTTGATTGGACCTCCAGGAACTGGCAAGACTACATTCATTCGTGGTCTGCTTGCTCATCGTAACTGCTCTGCAATCGTAACATATGATGCTGCAATTCTTGAGAAAGATGCATTCTTTGCTAAGTTCATTGAGGATGATGCTGAGGTTATGGTTCTTGAAGACAGCGATGCATTCTTGAAGTCTCGTAGCGATGGCAACACAATGATGCATCGTTTCCTAAATGTAGGTGATGGTCTTGTTACTACCAAAGGTAAGAAGATGATCTTTTCTACTAACCTTCCAAGCATTCGTGATATTGATTCTGCATTGGTTCGTCCAGGAAGATGTTTTGATATTCTTACATTCTCTCCATTGCATGAGGCAGAAGCAACAAAATTGGCTAAACGACTAGGTGCTAGTATTGATAGTGGCAACAAAGAATATTCTATTGCTGATATCTTTAACAAGCAACAAAATAAAGCAGAACAAAGAAGGGTGGGGTTTATCTGATGTATAAAGTAAGATACTATATGGCTGGTAGCAATACTCGTGTATGTAAAATATTCAATTCACTGTCAGAAGCAATTCAATTTTCCAATACTAAAGTTGGTATCAATGATTTGTTTGAAATTGTAAAGGTTGATTGATGAAAGTAGCAATTATTACTGACCAGCACTTTGGTGCTAGGAATGATAGTATTGCTTTTCTAGATTTCTTTCAAAAGTTCTATGATACTACATTCTTTCCTACATTGGATGAAAACAATATTGATACTGTTCTCATTCTTGGTGATACTTTTGATCGTCGCAAATATGTAAATTTCTATGCATTAGATCGTGCAAAGAAAATGTTCTTTGATAAACTTGAAGAGCGAGGTATTCGTGTACATATGCTTGCTGGTAATCACGACACATACTACAAGAACACTAATGAGGTGAACTCTCCAGAGTTACTTCTTACTGAGTATAATAACATTGATGTTATCTCTAAACCAGAGACTATCATTATCGATGGAACTTCTATCTGTATGATGCCATGGATCTGTCCTGATAACTATCAAGATTCTATTGATGAACTTAAAAACACTAAAGCAGAAATCTGCATGGGGCATTTTGAGATAGCTGGATTTGCGATGCATAGAGGAATGGAAAGTCATGATGGATTATCTAAAGATCTTTTTCAAAGGTTTGATATGGTGTTTAGTGGGCACTATCATCATCGTAGTGATGATGGTCACATTTATTATTTGGGAAATCCGTACGAACTCACATGGCAGGACTATAACGATACCAGAGGATTTCACTTGTTCGATCTCGAAACAAGAAGACTTGAATTCATTGCAAATCACTATACAATGTTCAAAAGAATTGAATACGACGACAAAGAAAAAGAGCCTATCGACTTAGATGCTCTTGACTTAAAAGAATCCTTTGTTAAGTTAATTGTCATCAATAAAACTGACTATTATAAATTTGACAAGTTCACTCAAAAGCTGTATAATAAAGGTTGCTACGAAATTAAGATTATTGAAGATATGTCTGAGTTCGAAGATGGTGAGATTGACAGTGACATCAATCTTGAAGACACAGTTTCTGTTCTCTCTAATTATATTGAGTCGATTGAAACAGATGTCGACAAAGAAAAGATTAAAACATTTATGAAGTCTCTTTATACGGAAGCAATTAATATTGAGGTGGTATAATGCAACAACTAGAGATTCAATATTTCTTTCCACTGACTGAACAAATTAAACTTGATTTAGATTTTACTGAATGTGATAAACCAAAGTTGTATACAACAATGCCACTTATTGGTGGTAGTGGTATGACATTAATGTCTACTGGTTCTTCTAATCTTACTTGGTCTACAAGATTAGGTGATTGGGAAATTCCTAATGAAAAGAAACAACCAAGCAAACTTCAAAAGTTTATGATGAAGTATTTCTTGGGATGGAAATGGATGGGTAAATGATTGTATTCAAAAGTGTAAGCTGGAAGAATTTTCTTTCTACTGGCAACTCACCTAATAAGGTTCTATTAAACAAATCAACAACAACTTTGATCATTGGTAAAAATGGTGAGGGTAAAAGCACAATCTTAGATGCATTGTGCTTTTCGTTATTTGGGAAACCTTTTCGCAGCATTAATAAAGGACAACTAGTAAATTCTATCAATGGAAAGAACTGTGTTGTTGAGTTAGAGTTTTCTATAGGTTCCAGAGAATATAAAATTATTCGTGGTATCAAACCAAATATCTTTGAGATCTGGTGTGACGGTATTATGTTGAACCAAGATGCTGCTTCTCGTGATTACCAAAAGGTTCTTGAGCAACAGGTTCTAAAATTAAACTATAAAACTTTTACACAGGTTGTTATCCTTGGCTCTGCATCGTTTGTTCCATTTATGCAGTTGACACCACTACAAAGAAGAGAAGTTATCGAAGACATTCTTGACATTCGTATTTTCTCTACAATGAATACCTTATTGAAAGAGAAAGCACAGGAGACCAAAGATGCTATTGCCAGAATCGAAAACCAAATCTCTACTGCGAAAACAAAGGTTGACTCGCAAACACAACTCATCAAAACGATCACCGAAGCAAAAACTGACACCATTAACAGTATCCTATCAAAAATTTCTGCTAACAATAATGAGATTCTACAGGCTGAGGGCGAGATCGAATCTATCCTTTCGGAGATCAATACTCTTACATCAAGCATCAATGACAAGGAAACTGTATCTGAAGACATTGACAAAGCCAAGTCAATCAGAAGTAAGTTGCTCCAGAAAATCGAAACTTGCGAGCACCATACAGAGTTTTTTAATGAACATGATGTATGTCCAAGCTGTGATCAAAGTATCGCAGAGGAATACAAAGAGAGTATTGTCAAAGATCTTAATGCGAAAATGTTGGATAACAACAACAAGATTGGTGAACTCGAAACCATACTCACTAACCTTAATGCGAAGTTATCAAAAATTAATGAAGTGGCAGCGCAAATTACCAATAAGAACATTGAGTTATCTACAAGAAACAGTACGATCACCTTACTCAACAAACAAATTCGTGAACTTGAAGCTGAGACCCAAAGGGTTAAATCTGACACAACTAACATCGATGAGGAGAAGCGCAAGTTAAAAGAGATGGCTACAGAAGCCATGGAAAACATTACTACAAAAACTTCTCTACAAGAACATCGTAATTTAGAAGAAGTTGCTTCTGCGTTATTGAAAGATACTGGTATCAAGACAGCTATCATTCGTGAGTACCTTCCTGCAATGAATAAATTGATCAACAAGTATTTAAATGCAATGGATGCCTATATTCACTTTGAGTTAGATGAAGCGTTCAATGAGTCAGTTAAATCTCGTCATCGTGATGACTTTACATATGCTTCTTTCTCTGAAGGTGAGAAGATGCGTATTGATCTTGCAATTCTTTTTACATGGCGACAGATTGCAAAGATG